TCAACTCAATACCCAGTCCGAAGTTACGCTATGAGCTTGTGATAGCAGCATCTGACGCCGTGTTTCAGCTTGTGCCCGCCAGTCGATTGTCGGTTGAATCAACTTAGGTTGTCCCGTTTCATACGAAATAATGATTCTCCCGTCTGCCTGCCATTCATTTAAAGAGTTATAAAGATCGTCCCTTATGGGGGCATCATTGGACAGTGCACCGGAAGCTCGATAATAAATCTCCAGCGCTACCGTAAAAAGCATTAAGCCCATAAAAATATGCGCTAATGATTAATAACCCACTGCGAAGAAGTAAGCCGTAGTCTCGCCACCACCAGCAATATAGTTAAAGGCGGTGCGGTCGATTAGCTGCGCGTATATATTCTGATCATGGAAACTTCCCGCCCATGCAAGAGTAAGCTGAACGTTAAGACACGCGTTAGGGAAAGCTATAGGAAAAGCAATCTTTGTAGAATCTCCAGAACGACGAGCAACTCCCCACTGAAAGATCAGCCCTGTCGAACCATCCTTAAACCAGCCACTAGAAGCCCTGTTTGCAGTGTTTTTAGCCTGATAACGAGCGTCAAAGTTACTCCAGTTAGAGGGGGTTATTGTTCCCGAGACAGCCACACCACCAGCAACAAGAGAAATAGAGGAATTGGTAAGATAGTTACCCCAAGTTACGTTGTTGGAATTATTGGAACCCTGCCCGAGATAGAAATGATTGGTGTTGTCTGACTTACGACCAAAGAAATAGTAACCGTTGTTAGCCGTTTTAGGCTTAATAGTCACTGATCGCGCATCTCCGGTAATTTCTACGAACCCGTTGATGACGCCGCCCGCGCTCGTAAGGTCATATTCCCACGACGACCAAGCTTTGCTGTCTCCTCTGTAATACCGTCGATAACAGACATTCGAGGTGTAAGGACGGTATTCCTGTGTACACCCTTCGGAACTGCCAGCGCCATTCTGAATAACGTCAAGCGCTCCGGCAACGTTTGTCGGATAACCATTCGCTGCCGTCGCGTTTGCCGTGTACTGCTGATAATAGCGCCCGTATTTTGAGCCAGTCAGCGTGTTCAGGTGGGTAGTTCCCAACTGCCCACCATTAGGAATGGCGCTAACGTCAATGGCTGTTACGCTGTCTTTTAGCGCCAGTCTGCCGAGTCCGAGGTTTTTCCGCGCCTGCTCAACGTCGTCGACGTCTGAAAGATTGTTCTTAATCAGGAGCGCCAGCTCATGCTTTGCCTGAATCATTTTGTCGATGGCGGCGGAGAGCTGCGCGCGGTCGCTTTTTTTAAGCTGAATCCCAGCTCCCTCGATAACGGCGCAAATCTCCTCCTGAACCGAATCGAAAAAGGCCTCGTCGAGCTGCGTCGCCGGAACGCCGAGCGTCGGGTCGCCCGCCGTAAAGCCGTTTTTGCCTGCGCCGAATTTGCCCTGCTGTGCAGTGGGGGTGTCTATACGATGCAAAGTAATTACCTCATAAAAAACCCCGCCGAAGCGGGGTTAACTGGAAAAGAAGCGCTTTATTCCATGTACGCGAACACGACTTCGGTATGAGAGGGGGCGACCTTGTTAATCACGCATTCAATGACCGTATCGCCCCAGGTGCGGAGGCTGTCCACGCAACTTGATGCGCATGTCATGACGTCAATCGTCGCGAGCGTGGGAATATTCACCTGCCACAAATAGCGGTAGTCGTCGTCCGTGGCGATATCCGGGCGAGGATTCTCCGCCTCGTTTTGATACTGTGTGATTGAAACAGACCGATAGCCGAGCGCATCGAGCTGTCGCCGGTAAAACGCCTCGTTAATGCCGCCGTAACCGTTGACCTTTGCCGCCAGTCGCCGCTGTCGCTGCGAGAGGGTTTGCGTCTCTTCAATGGTGCATTCATCAGGCAGCCCGCATAACGCCTCGTAACGGTCGAGGAGCTGCACCGCTGCCCCCGGATCAATCTCGCGCATTAATGCCGACGACTGCGCATGTACCCGCGCCAGAGACGGCGCGAGCCCTTCGAGGAGGGGATTATTCCCCTCCCAGGCGGGGCCAGGCGGTAAAAGCCGTTTTAACAGGCGGGTATATTCGTCCTCTACAGCCACGTAACCTCCTCAATATCGAGATAGGAGTTATCCGTCGCGGTCTTGCCTTTGTACTCGACAGTAACCCGGACATGAACTGTCCCCGGAGCAATGCCGGTTGCTTTCACGCCGCTGTTATCTGCACTCGGGGTAATGACGCAAAGGGTCGACGGGTCAGGCTCGCCCTCGCCTGCCGGGACAAAGTCCCAGGTGATGTTAACCCCATCCAGCGACGGCAGATTCTCAGGCGTGAAGGTGGCGGTCGCTAATGCGTCCGGGCTGTCCGGCAGCGTGACGGGGTTCGGTGAGAACGAACTCAGGGCGACATCTATTTCAACGTCAGATTCGTTGTAGTTCGACCACGTTATCTCCCCGATAACCGGTAATTCATAGGTGCCGAGCTCTACGTCTTTCGCTGGCGAAATCAGGCGGTGCGCGAACTGGTCAGTCGCCAGGCTGATCGCCTCACTGATACGCGAAAGATAAATCTTCCCCGATGGCTCGCCGTCCCTGAACAGCGCCGATTTAATCTCTTTCGTTACCGCTGCCCTGATTGCCGGAGTATCTTTCGCAAGCGCGATTTCGAAGTCGATTTTTCTCAGCGTCGGCGGGAACACAAACAAGCCTGAACCGGCCACCGGCGCAAGCGGAAGAATGTACTGTTTAACCGCGTCAATTAACGTCTCATCCGGCACCGGATTATCTAAGTCGCTGTTAGCAGGCATCACGCCAACCGTGCCGCGTCCGGCATGATGGCGGAACACCCAGGCGCGGGTGATCCCCGCGACGTCGGTCGCCCATATCCGGTAATCAGCATCCGCCCCGCCCTGCGGTGTGTAGTACCAGCGCGCCATGATTCGTGAACGCCAGTCCTCCAGCGTTTCTAAATCCGTTCCACCTTCAACCGACTCCGCATAGCATGTTGAAGAGAGTCCCGCGACTGGAGTCATCAGGCGAAGCGGCGTTTTGTCATCAAGGTTCCCGCCCGTGCCAGCGTCAACCGCTTCAATCGGTGCGCGAAGAACTCCCTCATCGTTAACGGTCGCGTCTGCGGTCGTTACATACTGCTTTTGCTCGTCAGTCTGCATTTCTGTCCCGGCGGGCAGCGTGATCCCCGACGACACGCTCTCCCATCGCGCATAGCCGCCCGCCGTGGTTGGTTGTTTGCGCGGGACTTGTTTCAGGTTCCCGTGTCGCGAAAGCCACTCCTCATCCGCAAGGTCAGGAAGCATGTTTCGCGCCAGATAGTCGAGATAACCATAAAGCGTGTGAACGGCAGCGGCCATCACGCGTGAATAGACTTCCGCATCAAGGCGACGGAGAACGACGTCCGTCTCAAATCGCGTGAGTAAATCACTTCTGATTGTGGCGATCAGATTGGGCAAATCTGGACGCGAGAAACCGGAGTCAGCCATTTAACACCTCTTGCCATATGTCATCGAAAATAATTGCGTGTTTGCTGCCGTCCTGCTGCCAGATAGTGACCTCCAGTTGAAGCGAGTTAATCCCGGTTCGGGTGGCTGCCACGTCGACGCGCGCGGCGACGCCGTCCTCCTCCATCCAGGCGAGCGCCTGGCGTGCGTAATCCTTCGCGCGCGTCGCGGTTGCGTTGGTCAGTTTGCTTCGTTGCAGCAGGTACAGGCGGGAGCCGATCCGGTCGTTCCCGACACTCGGGAAAGTGTCGCCCCACCATCCGAAAGGTATTTCGGTATCGTCGTCCGCCTCCGCGCGTCGCCAGGAAAAAAGCGAAATGATCACGGAGCGGGTAAGGTCGTCGAAATAGTCGGTCGACTCTTTCAGTAAGCCATTTACAAAGATGATCATGCGTTACCCCATTGAAGCAGAAGGGCCGGTCGTTTCTGCGGTTTCACCCTGGGCGGTGTGCTTGTGTCCGTTATATGTGGTGCGGATTGCCGACAAGGTGCCGACGCCGTCGGATACCTCGCCCGCCGCTGAAAAGTCCCCACTTGTTGTGATGGTCGGCGTCGTGAATGAGACGCCGGAGGATGCATTAACGACGAGCTGCGGGGCGTTGAGCGAAATTTTCGACTCAGCATTAATCACAAGCTCGGATGTCGTTATCTCGGTGACGCGCCCGCGTTTGAGAACAATCGAATCTCCCTCGTCCGTGTAGACGGCCACCTCGCCAGACTTGAGCCCTTTCAGCCGGTAACGCCGGTCAGAAACAGAGATAACAACGCCGTGAGAACGGTCACCCGACGGGAACAGGACAACCGCCTCCGCGCCTGCGTGTGCGGTTGACGTAAAGCCGTAAGGCTCGATGTATTCGACGTTCTCTTTCGTATCCCCGGCAATCAGTTTTAACCCTGCGGCCTGGCATTTTCTGGAGGAGTCCAGCGCCGCCAGAACGGCACGCGCTGCGAGATTAGAAATCGCCTGCTTAATACCCATCAGAACACGATCTCCTTTTTCACCTTTTTGGTTTTTGCTGCGGCGGGCTCCGGGAGATACGCATCAGCGGGCGCGACGCGAAGCTCCGTCGTCGTTCCCTGATCGCCTTTAATGAATGTCACCTCACCGATAATCAACTCCTCGTTATCGAAGCCGCAAAACGGGTCGTAGACGATAACTTTCATATTTGGTGCCCATAACGCGCCGTTACCCTGGCGCCAACCCTGAACGGTGTAAGTCGTTTCGCGCGTTTTCGCGGCGCGCTGCGCCTGCTCAAACTCACACCGGGCTTTACAGGTCGCCGATGTCGCCGCGCCGCTTTGCTGGATTGTGTAGGGACGGTAACGGGTGATCGCGCTGTCACCGCTTTTTTGTTTAATAGCGGCGATGGTTGCCTCGCCGAAATCGTCGTCCGTTCCCGGTCGCTGCCCGGTAACGAGATACTCAGAGAAACGGTCTTTGATGCTTAGCTCGGTATCACACGACAGGATATTTTCACCGAGAACGAGCGCCGTCGCGGCTTTCGCCGAACCGACGACACCGAGGACGAGTTCGCCCTTTTCGTTGTCATAAACCAGCGCCTGAACCTGACCAAGAAGCCGGTAAAGGCAGTCAATGACCGTTTCGCCGTGCTGCGGCTGCGCATCAATAAGCGCGGTCGTCGGCGCGCCTGCGTCGATGACATTCACTTTAAACGGCGCGGCCAGCGAGGCGGCAATCTCCGCAAGCGTCGCCCCGGAGTGCTGCGCGGGCGTGGCGGTGCAATCAATCAGATCGCCGGTTTTGCTGCGCCCGACAATCGCCATACTTAACGACCGCGCGTCGTAGCGGACGGGGGTCGCCTCGATCCAGCCTGTGAGAACAAGGTCGTCACCGATTCTGACCTCGACCGCGTCGCCGTTCTTTATCTGCGGCGTGGACTCTGTCGCGCCGGGCCATTGTCGGGTGATTTCGACGTTAAAATCTCGCGCGGCGCGGTCTACACCTGCGGAAATGCGAACGGATGTCCACCCGCCCCACTCGCGACCGTTCACGCGTAAAAAAACGGTGTTATTCATCGGACGGGAACCCTCAGCGGCACCACCGGCACAAAGCCGGGGTGCGCTATGTTATTGCGATAGAGGATGTCAGTTTCCCGACTGGCGTCGTCGAACCACTGCGCCGCCAGCACAACCGCCGGGAGCGATTCGGACGGTATCCGGGACACCGTTTTCTCAACCTGCGCCAGACGCGACGAGATATCTTTGTTGAGATCGGCCCGGAGCCTCGTCAGCGCCATAAAAACGGCATCGTCCGTTGTGCGGGCCTGCTCGCTGTCTATCGCCGCATTCAGCGCGGTGCGGATATCCGTTAAGTCGTCCCAGGTTGCCGGAGTGGCGCGCGCCGTGGTGGCGGACTGTGAATCCAGCGCGGGATGACTGATATTGACGATATCCGATACAGAGTTCGCGCCGCCCTGCAATGCGCTGTTACCCGGCGGCGACGGGATTTGCGCGACCGCGCGCGCTGCTTCAGATATCGAGACGACGCGCATCGTCGAGGCGACAAGGTTCGTTTGAGCCTTGCGTGAGGCGGTTGTCCCGCTGTCAGAACTCCAGACGCCGCGAGGTGCTAACCCGGAATCAACCGTTACGCCACTGATGGTCTTAACCATCGTGACCAGATCCGAGGCATCGCCGGTAAGACGTGTCCCGGCCCGCCAGGCTTTTTGCAGGTTACGAACAAAATCATTAGCGGAACTCGGCGGCATCAGGATCACTGACAAATCGCCCTGCACAAGTCGCATGGCGGCGGAGATACCGGAATCCACCATTGTGAACGCGTCGGCGATAACGTCGAACATCTCCGCCGCGTCAGCCAGAACGCCGCTCTGAACAAAATCGCTTAACCCGTCCAGAGAGAACGCCGAGAAAGCGCCGGAGATAGCATCGGCCAGAGAACCCGCCGAGCTGTCGAGGCTCGCGTTGGTTGCCGTGCCGGATGTCGGGAATGTCAGCTCGCCGGACTCAACGAACTGAAACGACACGCGACACATTCGCCCCTCCTGATTGCTGTGGGTCACGCGTACCTGACCGTCGACATTCCCTTTCATTTCGCCGTAATACGGATGAACCAGCGTCGCCGCGCCCTCTGTCTCGATGGCGGCAATAAGCCGGTCGCGCTTCTCGGGGTAATCGTCGCCGATGAGGTATGCATTGATGGTTATACGTCGCGCGGCCCGCCCCAAATCCTCGGTAAACGGCTTGTCGCGGTTGGGATATTCGTGAACCTGAACGCGGCGGCCAAAAATGCCCTCATCGCTTTCAACCTCAAAGGGAACGCCGCGAAAGGAGGCGCTTTGCAGACGCGCGCGCCAGCCGGTTTCAAATGCCATGATCGGCCCTCATAAAAAAACCCGCCGGAGCGGGTTTAACGTGGGTTTCTGAAAGGGGAATATGCGACATCGGTTTTCACCGACATAAACGGATCGCCGGATTTCGGGTCGATAACCCGCATCCCTGGCGGTGCATTTTCAAACGTGACGGTTAACTCGCTTTGTGAGCGGCCTCCGACAGGACGATCTAACGGTACGGACGGCGAATATCCTTGCCCGGAGAAATAACCATCAGCTCGCGGCATTTGCCACCCTGTTTTGTCGTAAACAAAATCGTGAAACTGTTTACCCCATTTATCCATTTTGTCATTCAGACCAAAGCCGCTATTTAACGAATCAGCCGCAAAATTTTTAATCAGCCAGGGGTGTTCTTTTTCGAGCTTTTGAGCGTATTGTCCAAGCTCTATCAGGCCCGCTATCAGGCTGATAGTACCGATGCCCTTCATAGCGGTTGCTGTTCGCCCGACAGCCGCCGTCAAACCGTCCTGCATCCCGATAGCCGTCCTGATATTCGCGATAAATCTCACGCCGATATAAAGCGCGGCAAGCGCGGCCATGGACTTGATAGCTGTCTCCCATCCCCCCATTTTTTGAACAATGTTGTCGATTTCCTGCCATACCTTTTTAATGACCGGCCCGACCTCGTCCCAGTGTTCGATAATCTCGTATGCGCCAAAAACGAGAAGCCCTATCGCCGCTTTAGCGGGACTCATGTTCATGGCGAAATTCATTATTTTAATTGCCCGACTCACTGCACCGGTTGCCGCAGCAACGCCCAGCAAAGCCGCCCCTAATTTAGCGACAGATTTCACTGTTTCAGGATTCTGGCGGATAAACTCAAGTCCCTGCTTCATAAACGGCTTAAGCGCATCAACAGCCTTAACTATCATCGGCAAAAACTCATTCCCGACAGTAATCGCCATCGCCGTAAACTGGTTTTTCAGGATCTGGAGTTGTTTCTCTGTGGTGTGAACGCGCGAGTCGTATTCCCGTTGTGTGGCTCCGGCATATTTGGACGCATCAGAGACAGCATTAAAGTTTTTCCGCAAAAGATCGAGGTTAGTCAGAAGCGGCGCTATCGCCTTGATTGACTCCCTGCCGAAAAGCCATTCCAGCCCTTTGGCCTGCTTATCCTTAGAGACATGGCTCAGTCCTTCAAGAACACGGAGCATCATCCCCCGGCTGTCTTTCTGCATCCCTTTGGCCACTTCCTCAGAAGTCAGGCCGATAGCTTTAAGCACGGCTTTCGCATTACCGGTGTTCGCATTGGTCAGTGCGAGCATGAAATTCTGAACCCCGGTTCCCGCGACGTCAGCATCCACCCCAACGCCGGTAATCGTTGCAGCAATCGCCGCAAGGTCACGCGTTGAAACGCCCGCCGTCGTCGCCAGGTTGCCGACAGACGTCACCACCGCGCCGATTTTTTTCTCGGTCGTCGGGCCGGTCATGGCGAGGTAGTTCATCTGATCCGACAGTGTCATGACCTCCTCTTGCGTCAGCTTAAACGACGTCCTCCACACCGCTAACTGATGTCCGGCATCCGCTGCCGTCATACCAAACCCGACGGCGGCTTTTGTGGCATCCTCGGCGAAGCGCGTCAGCTCGTTAAACGGGATGCCTGCGTTCCCCGCCTCAGCGACGATCTCGGCGATACCCTCGGCGGCCATCGGGAGCCGCGTCGACATATCGACGATATCGTTTGTCATTTTCTGGAATGCTTTCGGGTCGTGAAGCTCCTCTATTGCCTTGCGGGCGTCGGCCATGTTGTTTTCGAGGCCCATCGCCTCTTTTGAGGCTCCCGCTATTGCTCCGAGAATGGCGCTCCCTGCCACGCCTGCACCGACTGTTAGCCCCGAGAACTCTTTCTGAAATCCCTTTAGCTGGCGTTGCATCCCCTTTAGCGGAGCGGAAAGGCGATCAACGGCGGTGATAATCGCCTTCAGCTCGAATGAATCAGCCATTGCCTTTTAACTCCTCATTAATGCGAACGGCTTCGGCCTCCATCTCGGCGAAATCCGTGATGGAGGCGCGTTTCAGCTCTAAAGGGTTTACTCGCCAGAAATGCGCGACGTTGTAGAGTCGCCGGCGGAGTCCGCTTCCGTTTCCGAGGACGTAAAAAAACCCATGATATGCATGGAGATCATGAACACATCACGGAGCGCCAGTTTTTCAGCGGAACTGCGGGGAATCCCCGCCAGCGCGGGGATGTATTTCAGGGCGACGGCGCTGTCGATTTTCATCGCACCATCCGCGCCCACATTGAATGGGAAGCCGAGCGCCTCGACCTCATCGAAGCGCGGGGGGCGGAGTTCCAGCACATGAAGTTTCTCGCCATGCGCCATGACTGGCTGTGAAAGTGTAATTTCTTTAATCACTGGTAAAAACCCTCCTGACCGTGAAACTCAATGTCGACCGTGCCGTCCTCGGGGTTATGGTTCATTTCGCCATTCACCCACGCGTTAGAAAGGACATACACGTCCCCGTTGGCAAGCTCGCTCGTTACCGTCATATTTTCCGAGCTGATAAGCTTATCGCGCGGGAACCCCTTCGGAACTTTCGCGGTGAGTTTGGTATAGGGCGCACGGTGCGTTTCCTTGTAGTCGACAGAGCCATCAAGAGCGATCACGTCCTCTTTAAGACGCGTGTTCATGGGAACCTCCACGCCGCCGGTTGCGGAGAGCTGGAGTCCGTCAACTTTGATGTAACAGGTGCCTGCAATCTTACCCATTTGCCATTTCCTCATTCGAATACTGGAGGCGGAACTGATTTTTAAGCGCGAACACGCGGAGCTGATTCACGTAATCAGGCGGGAACAGCACATCAACGCGGTTCGGGTCGTCAGCGTTACGCTCAACAATCAGGTATTTTTTGAACACGTCGAAATTCTCGACGATACCGGCAAGCTCCATTTCGCGATAAGCGGCGCAGATTTCGCCGCGTAACACGGACGGAGTGACAATCGCCTGACCAGGCCCGAAGCGAGTCCCGTCATTCGCGAGCTTGTGTCGCGGATATTTGGTCGTGATGACCGATTTCAGCTTGCGCAGAACATAAGCGGAGGTGTGAAGGGTTTCACTGTCGAGATAGCTGTTATCCGCCACGCCGAATTTGTTCTTCTGATAGGTCGTGATATCACGCTCGATAAGAAGCGTCCCGCTGTTAACTGTCGAGCTGGCGATCCCGTGAGTCAGCAGGGACTGGCGCTCGGTCATGGAGAAACGCTCACCGACCGGAGCCGGTAACGCGCCGGTGATCTCGCCGGTCTGCGTCGGTCGGGCCGGATCATTGCGAATAAACACCGCCTGACGGCCCAGGCGGGACGCCAGAAGCTCCTCCGGCGCGGTCTGCGTTTTTGGCTCATAACCCGCAATGGTGAGGTGCGGGTCGTTAAGCGCTTCACCGAACGCGACAAGCTCCGTCAGTGGGCCAATTTTGGCGGTGTAAACATGCCCGTAGAGCTGTCGTGACCAGCTCCAGCGGCCCGAGGAATCATTCATCTCCTCGCCCATCTGCTTTAACGTCGCCGCGTCGTTATACGGCAGACCAATAAAATCGAACGGCTCGTCACCCATCGCGGCGATCACATTGTCGAGACTGACCACGCCCGCGCCGTCCTGCATCGCGGACAGGGAAACCGTCAGGCCATCCGGGATTTCTTCGCCGCTGATCGCGCCGTAATAGTTCAGCATCAGCGGGATCTGATTGCCCGCCTCGCCGCTGTATTTTGCAGTCAGCGTGACTTTTGCCCCGACAACTTCATCGCCAGCGCGGGCGGAGGTCGCTTTTTTGAGGCTTCGTTTGGCTAACCGTGTTTCGTTTTTCTCGACAGTAACTTCGCACACGCCAGAAAGCCCCGAACCGTCGGTCGTCGTCGCGGTAACGTTGGCGGCACCTTCGGCAACACCGGTAATGGTGCCGTCATCGTCAACCGTGGCGATCGCGGTGTCGTCGGATTCCCAGGAGAGGGTTTTATTGGTGGCATTGTCGGGAACGATGGTCACGTCGATGCCTGCGCTTTCGCCGGTTTTTATGGTCAGCGTCGGGGCGACCGTCAGCCCGGTGATTTTTACGTCACTGGTAACAGCAGTCGCGGACGCCAGAACAGGCAGATCGGGATCGGCATTGATGGCATCGGCCAGGGATTGCGCCGCATCCAGCGCTGAATCGCCGGACGTTACCGCGCCCGCGATACGTTTGGCTCCGATATACAGCGAGACCGCGCCCGACGCGTTAGCGCTGCCGGAGAACGTCACCTCACCAACCGCCGGAGCCCCTTTCGGGTCAGAAACGGCGATAACATACAGCTCGCCAAACGGATCGGTTTTGCGATAGGCGTCCACCATGCGCGCCAGCGGTGATCCCTGTCCGCATAACTTGCGCGCCTGATCGGCGGTCGGCATCAGAACCAGCTTATTACGCTCGATGGCTGCATCTTCAAGCGCCTGCCCAATCAGAAGCGCGGGCGCGGAGGTCTGCGCGGTGTTGGCCTTACTGTTATCCATTTCCGCATAAAACAGCGGAACGCGGATATTTGAGGGGATGGAATCAAAACTAACAGACATTTAATCGCCTTTTTTGAGAGGTTTCTTTTACGTCACCGTCCCGGAGACGGCGGAGCCAGTAGGAGTTTTTTTCGACATTTCTCCCCTTTTCGGGCAAAACGTCGCCCCGGAGCGGATCGGGGACTTTCCGCCCTTTAACTGGAATGACAAACATGAGAGTTACTCCGTGAAGTGGATTTCGTCGTGATGCTCGATGTCGCCGTCCGGCCCGTTGCCGGGGTCGATAAAGTCCACATCGACAGCCACCGTTTCGAGCGGGACAAGCTCGTCCAGATCGCGGCGATGGCGCGTGTCTATGTCGGTTATTTCCCGTTCAGCGGTGAAATCGAACTGGTAATAAAGCGCGGCGCGGTTCATTTCGACGACCTGCCCGCCGTCATAGGTGATCTGGTGTGTGCAATCGTCCGGCTCCCATCCAAGAATCGCGCCGAATATCTCCGCCCGGATTGAATCGACGGCATCAAACGCGGCGGTTTGGCCGCGCAAATCCCGCCTGTTATCAAGCACGACAACCACGGCAAAACCCTCATTCACAACCTGGTAGTAGTCGGTTTGCGACTCCTGGCGGGAGACGGTATCGCCGGTCGGAATGACGTAAGCGGCGGGGAGCATCATCTTTGCATTAGACTCCAGCGCCTGAAACTCAGCCGCGCCCGCGACTCGGGATTTAAAAGACGGAGCCCGCGATCTCAACGCCTCGATAATTAACGATAATTTCATGCCCTTACCCTCCTGACCTTCGGCGGCCGCAAGGCTTTTCGTAACGCGCGTTGCAGTGTGTAGCGCGTCCAGGCTTTGCGACGCGCTAACACTTCGGTCATGTAGTTATTACGTGGGGCCACCTTCCACCCGGAGCCGCCGGATTTGCCTTTGTGGTGCGAGCGCTGCCGCTTCGCGCCACGGCGAACGCCGTAGAACAGGAAAGCCGGGTAAAAGTCACCCTCAATACGGTGGTTTCCCTCTCCCCGTTTCTGGTTCGGTGCGATTCGCACCATCATCCCGGAACGGTTTTTCGAGGCGCGCGGAACGTAATAGCCGATTGAGCGCGCCAGCCTGCCGGTTTTGTATCCGGGGTTTTCGCCGGGTTTCGACGTCCCCCGTTTCATTACCAGCCGACGGGCGTCCCGCATGTGAACCTGACCGATTTTGACGAACGCGCGGCGCATGACGGGGCGTTTAAATTCCATCTGCTCCGGGACGTCATAATCGACGTGAAAGAGAGGAGAATCAGCCATACACCGCCCCGCTGTAGTGATCCGCGTCGCCGAGGCTCTCGCACTCCAGAAGCAGGAACCGGCGCTCGGAATTGAGATCGCGGATTCGCCGGACGCGTAAAACCTCACCTCCAGGTAACACGATTTGCCACTCGCTCGACATGCCAGACCGGTAGCGGATCGTGATGAGGTGCGTCACGGCTTCGCCGGTCTGAACAGACGACTGATAAGTCGTTGCGCCGGTTTGCTGGACTCTCGCCCACGCCCGGAACGTGTCGATCTCCTCGCTTTCCGTGCCGAAATCAGCCGCCGGTGAATCAACGCGCTTTCTGAACTGAACGCGTCGGTTAAGCTCTCCGGGATCGGGAAACGAATAGCGCGTCGCTGTCTGTGACGGGCTTCTTTTCATAGCGGGATAAACCTGTATGCATCGACAAGCCATTTAAACGACTGCGGCATCTCTGTCATTTCCACATCAGACGTTGATGATCGGTTTTCATAAAAATGACTACAGAGCATCAGCATTGCCTGGCGGATATCGTCAGAGACGACGAGTCCGTCCTCGTCAGTGTCGGGGACTTCCGTCGCGTATAACCTGCGGTTGAGGTAATTCGAGGTGCGGGCCTCAGCGGCCCCGCCGAGGAGGGTTAAAAGTGCGTCCTCCTCGGTGAAATCCTCCTCAATACGCAACTGCGCTTTAATTTCTGAAAGGGAAAGAATCACGGCTCGGCCTCAATAAAAAACGCCCCGGAGGGCGTTATTTAGATTTAGTTCGCTTTTCCGCTGCGACAGTGACGGCGCAGGAAGCAGAAACGCCGGAGCCGTCCGCCGCTGTCGCGGTAACGTCTACCGGGCCGCCCTCAGCGACGCCAGTCACAACGCCGGAGGCGTCAACGGTTGCGATGGCTTCGTCTCCTGACGTCCAGTTAAGCGCCTTGTTTGTGGCGTTTTCAGGGGTAACACTTGCTTTAATTGGCGAGGTCGCCCCGACCGCGACAGAAAGCGCGGTCGGATCAAGTGTCACCCCGGTTACTTTGCCTCGTCTTTACCGACCAGCGCTTTAACCGCTGCGGCATCTTCGAGAGCGCAGTCGAAGCGATGGAAGGCCAGGAAACCAACCTGATCATATTCCGCGTAACGCTCAGTGAGTCGCATCAGGGTCATGTACGCCACACGGCGTAAGATGAAGCGGTCAAAGTCACCGCAATACACGAACTGTTTACCCGCCCCAATATCGGCAATCGCCTGATCGATAACGTAAGGCACGTTGAGTACGGTCGCCGGTGCCATACCAACCACATCCGGGAGCCAGAGCGGACGGCCCTGCGCATCTTTCATAGAGGAGATTTTCAGCAGGGTATTGTCGTTAAATGCAAAGCGGAATTTCGGCGAATTGCGATAGGCCGGATCGACGCTGTGTTTCAGCGCGAGCAACTCCTCCCAAGTAAACGCGTCAGCGGCTGCGGCGGATGTGGTTTTCGTCACCCACTTAGCCAGTCCTTTAACGTTTTTACCGGTGCCGTCACCGTTAACGATTTGCGCCGCTTCGCCACGGCCCAGGCGCTGCGCGATACGTGCGGCCAGATAGCCGTTAATGTCGATGCCGCTATCGAGTAACAGCTCGTTAGAAACGCGGATAATTTTCGACGTCATTTTTTTGGCACCGATAGTGATCGGCTCGAAAGTGACATCGCCTTCGCTCGCTTCCTCGTTCTCTCCGAGCATCACGCCCATATCGGCGGTGCCGTCACTATAAGTCCAGTCGATATCCTGACCATTCGATGTGCTCAGAATCTGGCAAACACCCGCGATCCCGCCGTAGGCTTTCATTGCCTCAACGACACGGTTTCGGAACTGTTTCGGCACGGTGAAACCGCCTTTAGAACCGCCGCCCTCACCGTCGTCGATACCCTGGGCGCGAAACTCTTTTAGAGTGCGCTTTTCTTCCGTTGACAGTTCCCCTAAGCCGTGGCGGACAAACTTGTCGAAAACAGCGGCGCGACGTTCATCTTCGGAGCCCTCCGGGTTGTTGCGGTGTTCGGGTTCGTTTTCGGCTGCGAGGATATTATCCATCGCGCGGAGTTCTTCCTCGCGCTTAATCGCCGCGTCGAGCTTGTCGTATTCGTGTTTTGCATTGTCCCACTGGCTGCGCTGCTCCTCAGTCCAAGATGCATCGCCGATTTTTTCGTTCAGGGCGCGCATTTCAGCGGCGATAGTGGCGCGTTTTTGCTGCATTTCGTGCAATTTCATAAGGTCAATCACTCTTTTTTAGATATAAAAAAACCCCGCCGAAGCGAGGTTGTTTAATTAAAGGGTTAGTTACGGTCGCGCTAACAGGTCAAGAACTCGCTCGCGAGCGGCTTTCTCTGTCGTCTGCTTTTGCCGCGCCTCAGCGCTGCGCTGATCCTGCTCTGCCTGTTGGCTGCGCCACTGCTCCAGCGAACGGACGGCGCTGTCGGCCTCCTGATAAGCCGGATAGGTGACAGGCGAAACGTCCAGCAAGCGGGAAAAGCGAGTAATTTCGCGAACGACGACGCCGTCTTCATCCTGATACCAGCGTTCGCCATCGCGGGCGACACGGAACGCAAAGGAGCTTTGTGAAATGTCTCCGCGCTGCATCGGCGCGAGAACCAGATCGCGGATTGTCTGCGTTTGTGGCGCTGTGATTTCGTAACGCAAGCCTCTGTCGTCGACAGAGAGGGACAACGTCCCCGCCGAGCTGCGTCCTAAAATAAAATTCGGGTCATGGTTAAACAGGGCGCGAACATCGTCGCCGAGGACATCGTCAAACGCTCCCGGCTTAATCACTTCGCGGAACGAGCCGAAAATCAGCTCTGAACGGCTGTTAAATACAGACGCATAGCCAATAATTTTGGTTGGTTCGCCCTCAACCTCAGCGGCGCGGACTTCACCAACGTAACAGCGCTTTTCAATATCACTCATTGTCAGGGTTTCCCTCCGGGGTTTTGTCTTTACTTCCGCTTGTCTGCGCGGCATTAACCGAAACGAGCATTTCATCAAGCCCCGGAACCGGATTTTTATCTTCCAGCGCTCGCACTTCGTTACGGCTTAACCAGCCGTCGGTGATCGCGTAGTGGTAGAACTCGGCTCGCTCTTTCGGCGTACCACGCAACAACCCGGCCAGATTGAATTTGACGTAATGACCGGCGGCCAGCTCCTGCCGGGTAAAAAGGCGGCGGTTTAGCTCCTGCTCCCAGTTAACAACCCACGGCATAATCGTGAATCGCACGAACTGAATCGACTGCTCGGAAATGTTGGAAAACGTCGCTTTTTCGAGGTCGTTAATCATGTGCGCCGGCACATTGAAAATCCCCGCTATCATGCTGCGGTTTAGCTTCATCATTTCGACGAGCTGCGCGTCTACCGGCGATATGGTCAGGGCTTTGTAATCCAGTTCGGCAGGGAGCAAGAGCGTTTTGTTTTCCTGCGAACGGAGCGCGGCAGCGGCTTTCTGCCAGATTTTTTTAAGCCGATCCCACGATTTATCGTTCAACTCCTGCTTGACGGACACTATCCCCGCCGGGCGCGCGTTGCCGTTAAAAAAGCTCTCTGTGTACTTCTGCCCTGAGAGCCCCAGGCCGATGGTTTGCGCGTGCTGCATAATCGGTGAGAGTCCCCATTTGTCGCAGTTACCAATCGCCTTAATGTGAACCATATCGTCGGGGTGAACCGACCAGCTTCCTTCCTCGGTGTAAATACCGTAACGCCAGCGGCCATCAAATTTAATCAGGCACGATTCCCACGGCATCCGGTGCGCCAGCTCGATAACCTCGCCGCGCCGGTTGCGTTTAATCTCCGTGTAAGCATTGCCCCACCCTAAAACGTGGCGTTGCATCAGCTCGCGCCATTTATACGAGGTTTCCCACGGGTTAGGCTCGTCATGAACGAGATAGAAAACCGGGTGTTCTGTTGCCTGCCGAACGGTTTTCCCCTCGCGCCGCAAAACGTGTAGCGGCATTTGTGCCAGGTTCGACGAGAGCACATAAATGCAGGAATAGACCGCCGCCAGTTTCATCGCCGTCTCAGGAGAGACAAAAACGTCAGAAATCATGCCGGAGGTTGTCGCGATGTTCTCGCCTGTCAGCGGTGTGGCAGGATTTTCTGGATTACCCGGCTCCGCGTTAGGGTCTGAACGGAAAAACGCGTCAAGGAACATCAGCGCCCCCTTTTGCGGGCCATCGCGAGACCGTTTAAAAGCAGGCCACCGCCCGCGACAGCCATCGCCGGAGCCGTTCCCCACCGCAAATAACAAGCGGAGATAAGCAGGCAGAAGCCCACAACGCCGAAAACGTCGTGTAATTTCATAGCGTTAAAATATCCTCATCATCAAGATTTGAAAGGAAATCACCTGGCTCGTTGAGCATGGCCCGGCCAACCCCCATCATCATTGCTACTGCGCCGTCGATTTTGTTCTCGTTGCCCTCTTTGGTCGGTCGGACAACGTCGTCAGAGCCTGCGTAATACTTGCCGACAACATTCTGGATGCACCAGGTCAGGATCGGATTCCCGTCATGATGGAAACGGCCAGCCGCGAGCGCGGCCTCGATTTCTCGCATCGGGTCGGACATGTTCGTAAAGTTCTGCGTAATGGTGACAGGATTTAGCCCTTCATCGTTGAGCATATGCGCCAGTGACGTCGCGCCGTAAGGGTCGATGGGGCATATCTCGATTTTCACCTTGTCACGGAGCCTGAGAATCGACTCGAAAATCACCCGATAATCGACCTCTGCGCCATCGGTCGGGATCAGCACACCTTGATTTACAAACGACTGATAGCGCTCGGCGGTGCGTTTTAGCTGCGGATCTGTTGAGTAGACCGTATCCTCTGGCACCCAGAACTGAGCGCCGACGCAGTAAAAGTGTTTAAGCCCGTCGATTTCCCGCATGAACACAGGCACCACGGCGTTGAGGTCGAGCTTTGAAGCCAGGTCTATTCCGAGGTAACAAGGTTCCCCCTCAAAATCCGCCAGCTTCAGCGACGGGTCGGCGGCCTCCTGCCAGCGCTGCATGTTGTAAAACGCGGCTTTACTTGATACCCACAAATTAAAGTGCTTTGTGAGGATCTTGTTAGTCTGGCTCGGGGTGGTTTTTGCAAGCTCCTGCTTGGCGCGCAGAAATTCAGGCTTGAGCGAAACGCCAAGGTTAGGGTTCGCTTTCCGAATGGCTTCCTCAGAGGTCCAGTCGTCATCCTTATCAAGGGTGTAAATGATGCCGAAAATCGTCTCATTTGCACCGTCAGAGCGAATGCCTTCAAGAATTTCTACCACCTGTGAGCGCTTGTCATAACAGGGCGAGGCAATATCGTAGCCCGCTGTCGTGATGATGAGCGTCAGGGGCTGTTCACGCGCCCCTTGCCCGGTCGTCATTGTCGTGTAAAGCGCATCTGTGGCGTGTTCGTGATACTCGTCGATAATCGCACAGCTCGGCGAGTCACCATCACCAGGATCGCCGACAATCGGCGCAAACACCGAGCCATCTGGCCGGGTCATTTTTTTTGCCCACGGCTTTATTGAGAAGCGCTTACGCAGCGCCGGGAGTTTCTGCACCATTTGGCGCGCAGGTTCAAAGACTTTAAACGCCTGCTTTTCTGTCGTGGCTCCGCAGTAAACTTCAGCGCCGTGCTCGTCGTCCGCGCAGAACATATAAATGCCCACGCTGGCAGCGATGAGTGATTTCCCGTTCTTACGGGGAACCTCGATGTAAATCTCCTGGAAGCGGCGAAGTCCATCTGATTTGCGAACCCAGCCAAACGAAACGCAGAAACAAAACTTTTGCCAGTCCTCCAGCGTCAACCGGAGCTTTTTACGGGCCCATTCGCCGGACGTGTGGGGCATTTTTTGCGAGAAGCGACAAAAACGCTCGGCTTTATCTCTGTCGAACCTGTATGGCCAGCGCTGATCTTTGGCCCGCTCAAGGTCATTAAGATGGCGCTGACACGCGAGCTTTACATAACGGCAGGCGAGAATCTTCCCAGCGACAACATCCCGCGCGTAGCGATTCGCGTCGTTAACGTTCGGATAGGTCGCCATAAGTTAAAACTCATCAAATTCATTTCCCTCTTCATCGTCAGGCGTACCCGCGCCGAGCATACGCGCACGACTCATAGGGTCCAGGCCCAGCAACGAGCCAAGCCTGGCTATCTGCGCTACGGCATCGTTTCGAACATTAATCGCGGGATGTTTTTTGATGCCGCTCTCGCCGGTAGCGATGATTCCACTGGTTGCGATCATCTTCTCGGCTTCGATCATGAGGTGAAATGCATTGCAGTAGGCCATGAGGACAGGAGCGTCCTCCGGTTCAAATAAACCACGCTCAATAAGTATCTTTGAGGTGCTTTTCCAGACCTTCACCGCCACGGCGCTCATTAGCTCTTGTGGCGGTCTGATATTTGTAATTGAGCTTTTGCCGCTTACAGGGAGATTCTTCTTTCGACCTCCACCAGCGGCCCGGACTCCGGCCATAAATTCACCTCCTGGCTGAGCAAAAAACCGGCGAAAAGCCTCCCGGAAAAAAATTCTTATTTCTCACGCGTAAAAATTTAGCGGGGCGGGCAGTCTGGAACGCTTTATTTCTCAGAGATTTACCCTCCCCCTGTCCATCCTTTTGCGCCAGTCAGCCATGCCACTAGCGCAAACAAAAAAGGCGACCTCAGGCCGCCTTCATTTGTTCTGTCAGTAGTTATTCTGTTATTCAGTTATTTCGCTTTTGCTTACGAGGAACACACTTACACCACTAACAGAGCATTCTTCAGCAGACGCATCGTTCTTAGTGATGAGTTCATAACTCTTCCCTGCTTTGTCATGGAAGATAAAGCGATAAACTTCAGTGTAGATACCGTCTTTTTTCTTTTCAGCTGCGAGAAGGGTCTTGCTGGTTTTAGCGGTATCGAGCTGCGCAATATCTACGATCTTTTCATTCTTCAGCCATACCTGTGCCATGTTCATAGGCCATGAAGCGCAATCAGGTGCGGCAGCCAGTACAGACAGCGGGCAACAGGCAATCAAAGCCATCATTAACTTTTTCACTGCACAACCTCCAGGTGACGATCCCCACTACTCCAAATAGCATGACGAACGTTTAAGGGCATTATGATACAACCGTTTGAAGCTTCGCCGGGATGAGCGGTACTGTCGCCGTGGATGAGGAAGCCAGAGCGGTGATACATATTATTGCTCGGTGCTGGTGTGAGGCGCATAGAGTAGTTGCCAGTGTGTTGATGATGAAATGGTGCGCCAATCGTGTATTTACCTCTCGGGAGGGGCCCAATGTCAGCCGTTCCCTGAAGTGATGGAGCATTCTTTCCTGCTCCCTTACCTGCGTATCCAGTGCCAATCAACTTGCCATTACGAAACAACTTCCCACTGCCTTGATGATATGTCCAGGTCATATTCCTTTTCCTGTTAAAGCAAATAGCGTAGCGATATTAATCCCTTAAGCTCACCTGTAAAATTTCTTTTAGTTTCTGTATGTTTTCAAATGTTTCGGTTTAGCCGATCTTTCTCGTGCGGTTTTGGCCTTGTGACATTCAGAGCAAATGCATTCGAGGTTGCTTATGTCATCGCTTCCCCCATGCGCTTTAGCAACAATATGGTCGACGCTTGAACCGGGACGTATGACTCCGAGACGTTTGCACGATTGGCACAGACCTTTGTCGCGCCTGATGATGATGTTCCTTACCTTTCGCCACTCAGCACCATAGCCTCGCTGTGTTGCTGTTCGCCCGTTGTTATAGCGCTCCCAGCCAGCACTTTTATGCACCTCGCAATATCCGCTTCTGTCTGTAGTTGATTTACCACATCCACGTTTTCGGCAGGCTTTAGGGGTTCTTGGAGGCATGGTCACTCCCACTTAGATAAAGATGTTTTAGTTGTTGGGCGAAAGTTGCAGATAAATGAACACCATCGGTAGTAGCTAAGACGTGGCTGATTTTTAGATATATTTTTGTTGTCGACTTAAGCAGAGCTGAAGCGCATAAGCAGCATTTATACCCACGTCCTCGTTGCTCTTATTCTTGAGTTCGGCGATTCTGTTCTGTATATCAGGTTTTGACAGGTTTTCGGAGGCGGTGCGGTTAGCCGTTTTGACGCTGTGCCCCGCCCGAATCGCCGCCCGTGTGGCGTTTAAGTCGATGAGGTATTCGCGACAGAACATTTCTTGCTTGTCGGTGAGTGCCATATGAAAGCTTTTTATTGGTGATGTTTAAGGAGTTAGTGATGGAAAAGCATGTGTACAACGGTGTTGAATATGAAATTGAAATTATTGACGGCATACCAGTTGCTGTTTACCTAAACGGAAAACGCGTTGATAAGCCTCTCTCAGATGAAATCCTAAAAGATTTCGCAAAAAAACGTCTTGCCCCCCCAATTACGCCACGTCGACCGAAGCCATAATCATTAACATGCTCCGCCTCTAATATAAAATCTATTAGAGGCGGATTATAAGCTTATTGTTTTAGGCCTCCCCACCACTCCATCTTTTCAGAGCTTACTTTCTAAATATTGATAATTGTCAAGCAAATCTTTGTGAGAAACATCCACAAATCATTATTTGTATCATGCGCAATATAACCAACACATGATTTAATAGGATACTGACTGCCTTGCCCGCCACCTAAATAAAAAATCAGATACAAGCATTAGCCACTAAAAAATAAATTACGCCTACAATGATAATTAAAAAACCGCCCGCAGGCGGTTTTGATTAATATTAACCGGACGTTAAAAAGTAGGAGTATTGGTATCGACATCCCAAATATAGTCAATGTCCACCGTGTAAATGAAGCGTTGAGTTGGCATACCCAAAATCATTACGTTATCTATCAAAGGTATTACCAATTTGCCTGCAACCATTTTAACATTATTGACGTCATCTAAAATATTATTAACCATGTGTGTCGGACGGAAATTGCTAGGTATATCGAATGAAACATCTCGCCCTTTAATTCTTACAAGGTTACCAACCATTATGTTAGCGCGATCTGGTGCATCAACCTGTAACGCTGCGACTTTAATAAGGCTGCCTTTAGAAGCAAGCTTAAGCTTATCTTCAATACTTAATTGCCCGCTATTCTTAACTTTATCATTTGGTTGAAAAAAATAAGATCGAGCCTTCCAGACAGGTAAACTATTTAAATACTCAGTAAAAGCAGTCCGTGAAAACTCGCTTTTTGACACACCTGCATAAGTAGCAAAAAGACTTAAATCATTGTAGAGCCTCTCAGGTAAAGCGATCTTCAACGCTACTGACTGCTGCTCATCTTTTTTACCATCCGCTTCATCGAATTCAAACATGTCTATCTCCTCGTTGTAAGATGAAGCAAGAGTATTCTAGTGGAACCTATTAGTCAACAAAAGGTTCCGCCAGCGGAACCTTTTTAACAAAACAAGTACCAAAACTATCACCATCACCATCACCATCACCATCACCATCACCATCTGTGAGTTTAGGTTCTTAAGCTATCTACAGCCGATTAAATGAGGTGTTTTTTCTTACACGTTTTTCGTGACATTACTGTAAGCATTCCAACCGGATATAACTTTGCAAGTAAAGAACCTGTTTAGTCACTTTTCCTATTCGCTCACGGAGAGTGAAATAATTCCGTTGAGCGGCGTCATCAAGTCGGGAGGCGGTTGCATCAGCGCCGCCGGTGGCGCCGGTGGCGTTACGCACTCGCTCACAGGTGGCGTTGAGCTGCAACCGGTGAGTGCCGTTAGCGACATCAGCACGCAACTGATCATTCTCAGCTTTGACACGGGCAATTTCTCCTGTGTACCAGGTATCAAGCTCTGCAAGTTTGCGCTGCCTCTCAAGTATCTTTTTCTTTGCATCTTTAACCGCGTTTAATTCACGGTTAAGTTCAATTAAAGATGTCTGCGATTCTGTGAGCTTGTCGTGGTAATGATGTGCTATCGAGCCAGTAATAACTACCCCAAAAGCAAGCACTCCGATAAGTAAGGCGCTTAACTTAAAGGTCATAAACGCTGTCCGCCATGCATATTGCGTACTCAACTTCTCGCCGATTCATGAGTCCTTTCCACTTCTTGCCACCAGCGTAAATCCAGCGCTTAAGCTCGTTACATGCCCCGGCATAATCACTGTCGTTAAGCTTTTTCATCAGGGTAGATTTGATAGCTGCTGAGGGACCCACGTTGTAGGCAAATGAGTAGATAGCGGCGCGCTGGGTATCAGTAGTGTTTACTTTAATGTGCGGATCAATCTGGCGAGCGATACGCGTCATATCAGCTTGGGTAAGCGCATCACACTCGTTATCGGTGTAACGCTTTCCCGGAATGATATCTTTACCGGTATGTCCATCACAGACCGTAAGAACGCCAACCACATCCCGATAAGGCACATACTCGCGCCCTTCGAGGCCGTCTTTACCAGCAACCATTGCGGTGGCAATAGCGATAGCCCCGCCGCTCATAGCTGCGACGATTCGTTGTTTTAATGCCGGGGACATCATTCTCCCCTTGCGGCTTTACGCCGATCTTCTTTAATTTTGAAATAGAGGTTGGTCAGGAAAGTAAGAAAGCCGAACACCAGGCTGCCGAGTACACCAATAGCTGCCCACTGTGATGGGGAAACTTTATCGAGGAGCTGGAGCACCCAAAACCCGGCATTACCTACAGATGTACCATAGGCAATGCCTGTCGTTAATTTATCCATTTGATACATACTCTCACCTCCTCTGTTCAGGGAAGTGTTCTGTGTTAAGACAGGAGTGGAACGGAGATAAGGAAAAGGGCAAAAAAAAGCCAGTTCGGCAGAACTGGCGACATGCGTGACTTCAGGACGCTCCATAGCCCTTGTTCTGTAACGTACTATTCTTCCCTGAGTTAGTTAGGTGCGGCACATCTTAATTTTAACAATAAAGATGCATTCGGCACTCAATACCGGAAGAATTCGCTACAGCTAATTATTTGCACCATGTGAGGGGCGCACTTTAAAAGTAGCAGGGTCTTGGTACAAAAAGTGTCGCTGGCATTAACTTAAGATGTTTTATTTTCATAGCGTGATTATTATCAAATTTTCAGTTTCTGGCGCGTTTGCAATGTTAAAAAGGCAGACAACACGAAAAGGCCAAATCTCACACAAGAAGCTCTATACCCGGACAACAAGGCGGATTTAGAACTTGTCTATGTTAAAGAGGAGGAGCGTATCTCTTTACTGGACGTCAAAAGAGTTTTTGTAGGAAAGCCAATCATGCCAGACGTTCTCTGGGTCAACGTCAGGATAACCACGGCTCTCATTCATTTCTAAAGCGATTTCGTCAGGCATTACCATACCGACTGCATTATCGCGTAGTGTCTCAACTTCTTCTTGTGTCAGCTCGCGACCAAGTTCTTTCTCTTTTGCAGTAAGTAAAACGATAAGGGCTGGAATAAACACCAGTGCCATTTGTTGCCTCTGAAGGTATCGGTAATGGAAGCCATATTATCTGATGGCACATGTCGCAGAAACAAAAAACCCGCACAAGGCGGGTTAGATATAACAAAGGCAAAATAACATAATGTAAATAAATTTACCGGTTTTAGTTCGGTTTTGCAATAACTTGTTTGTAATTTGCTACCTTCTGCTTCGAACGTGTTTTTGATGCATCTATTACGGCCCTCTTATCCAGATAAATAAAATTGGCTCTCATCTGCGCCCACCGTGCGGCATATCCTTCCGACCACGTAGATTTTGTTACCCCAACCATCTGCGCCAGCGCATGGGCTTTGTAGCAGCCTTGCGGCTCATTTCGTAACTCGTGTTTAACGTCCTGCGCCGCCAGCCATACCAACGCACGCAAACGCTCCAGTGTCTTACCGGCGATACGCTGTCCTTTGAGTTCCTCGCTGAAAATCTCCCATCCCCAGCGTACTATCTCAACCTGATGTGCATAACGTATGTTTTCGGAGTAACACCAAAGCAGCCAGGCGCATTCGACTTCATCAAGCGCAAGTACAGCCCGACGCCAGCTCGCGGTAGCGTATTCGACGGGAAGCACCAGCGCGATTGATGAACCTTTGGCTCGGGACTGCACTCCCGGTAAGGGTGGGTTATGTAAGGTAATCATGTCCCCGGTTTCCTCATCCCTAACCTTCAGGCGCTTTCGCTTGTAGCGATTCGTGGCTAATTGAGCGTTTTCTGCGAACGCAACGAGTTGTCCCTTGGTTGACCCGCTTAAATCAGCGGTCGCGGTAATGAGTTGCTGACGGATGTATTCGTAATCCTGTGCTATCACTCTTCAATCTCCGTGACTTTAATACCCAGACGTCCACCGGGAATGACTTCCCCGCGCACCACTTTCAGCTCGTCTATTTGCGAGTCGTTTTGCATGAAACCGCCCTTCTCCAGTGAGTCGCAGACCGCTTTGAGAATGTTGTCGATATCGCGGCGGCGCTTATCAGGCATGTTCGCGATAATGCGCAGCCTCAGCCGTGCAGGGGTGTTTATGTCGAGCTTGAGGATATGCAGGATCTCCTGTACTGCCCGACGGTACTCGCGGCCTTTCTTATTGATATAGGTAATGCCATTTCCACGCCGCCAGTAATCGTTAACACTTGGAGGATACGGCAATGTGAATTCATAGGTGTTCGTCATTTGGGCACCACCAGACCGCGCCGCGTCAGTTCCCGAAGCGTAAGCACGATGGCGCGGTCCATTAATGCGCGACGCTCCTCTCTTGTCAGTTCACTGCCGTTATCAATGGCATGATGACAGTCAACACAGAGTGCCGCCGTCAGGCTGTCATCGACCTTAAGGCCCACGCCTTTGTCCTCGTTGCGATGTGCCGCCTGTACACCCCAGCGGCGGCAAAGGACGCAACAATCTAACTGGCGAACGGCGGCCAGCCATTTAGCGCTTCGATAAATACTCTTCACCCTCACCTCCACATCCGCTGTTGAAATGTGGTGTCCTGCCGTGGCGGGTATTTGCTTTCCGGCAGCAGTACGCGAACAACGAACGTCTTACAGTCAGCAGACAGAGACCGCTCCGCCTTCATACCGCGTTTGCGGTACTGGCGAAGCAGCTCGTCGGCCTCTTCTGCGGTGCAATCCGAGTGTTCAAACCATCCCATACGCATGATTAAGCCTCCTGCTCTGCCCGGAGCTGCGCATATTCACAGTCCTCAGGAATAGTGAGACGGCAACCGATGCTCAGAGCCCAAGCTTCAACTTGCGAGAGGAAGAAATGCATCTCGCCGGTATCGAGATCGGAGGTATGACGGAGGGAACTGATTGTAGTTTTCTCGCCGGTAATGACGTCAGTCATCTCACGGCGTTCGTAACCGAGATAGGAATGCTTCAGCGCGTCCTTAACCCACGCCGAGGAAGCAAAGGATTTGCCCCGCTTAATGAGATAGTCGCTGATTTCAGCAAACCACATGTGCGCCAGCGCATTTTGTGAAAGGCTGCGAGTTTCGCGCCACGGTCTGATGATCAGGCGGTAGCAATCGCCATTAGCCAGTAGCGGCTGCAATTGCTTGCCGATGGAAGCGAAGTTGGATTTGTGAAGGCGGATGCCGTCTTTGGGGAAGTTCACGCCGCACCTCCGCAGAGGTCGAACGCTGGATATACCAAATCACTGGTCACAGCAAATACCGCGATCAGTGCAAATATGTAGTGTATTTTAAAATCAATCTGCGCCATAAATTCCCTTCCATGGCACAGTGTTACTTAGCAAGCTGTTCAGGCTTGAGTAGCTATTTTACTTATAAAAAAACTAGAATCACCATCTAGCGCACCCAAAGTCATCAGAAACCTAAAATCTTTCAGGAGCAAACGAACTACTCATTGAGCATGCTTACATCGGCACCTATTGCTTGTAAAAGTGATCGCATAAAATATGCTCTGCCTTCTTTTTTTTCTTCAGATGGTAACAAAATTAATTTTGGCATACTATCAGCACTATCCCTAACAATATTCCAAGTGACATTTTTTTGATTGTTGTGACAATCAACCCCTACTAATTGTAGTTGTTCTCCAATGATAGGCATTTTATGTATTGCTTCACTATAATCTTTTTTTGGTCTTCGTAACCACAATTCAGAAACCCATACAAAACCATATGCATTAAGCATTTTCGCACGCTCGGCTGCGTATCGCCAAAAGATATATTTATCTGCTTGATCTTCGAATTTTGTACTTATTAAGTCGATGATTTCATATGAATCACTAATTAAAAATAGTGATTGTACATGTGTGCCATCCCTCAAAAAATTGATCTCCGCGATCTTAGCCATATGCTCAACCAAATCATAAATTGATTTGAATGACGGAGGCTTATAAATAGATCTAATCTTATCTTTAGTGATTTCTGAAAGCGCGGATGAGCTATAGCTAAGATTGTCAATGGATATTATTCCAGTAGAGAGATTTTTTAATTTAAGAAAAGTAACCCGTCTAGTTTCATTACGCAACAAATCAAATTCAGCAGGTTTTACAATATTATTATCAAGGGGATGTTTAATCCATAAGCTAAGGGATTTACAACAATCATAAACACGACTATATATAATGGTTAGAGCGTGTAAAAGTTCATACTCTCTAAGAGTATTGGCTACCCAGCGCCTTTCAGATTTAATTACAGCAGCATCACTTACTCCGGAAGGTAAAGATTTTTGAGCAAGTCTAACCAATCTCTTAACCCCGATCCCCAACATTTCATTTTTAGTAGACAAATCAATATCTTGGCGTTCAACGTACGAAAAAATAAGGGTTGCTTTCGCTTCGCTAAACATCTCCAGATCGCCTTGTTTCTCAATAATATTACGAGAGTCTTTGGCCCAAGTCATTATTGGGTCAGCCGCCCATCGATCAATAACACTTTTTGAATACCATTCTTCGAAATCTTTAATATCTTTTTTGTTTTTTTGTATTATAAATGTTACTGTTCTTGAAGTTTGCAAGAATTGATTGAGGTTTAATCTAAAAAGCTCAGGGTCAAAGTATGTTGCAGCACAGCTATTAAGTAAATGAGCGAGGTCTTTAAGCCTTCTTTCCCATGGTTTTTTCTGCATATCTTATACCGCCTATAAAATCTTGATTTTAACGTTGTATTAAGAGTCACATCTTGTTTATTTTTTGTCATGACCGATGTAAAATTTCAATGTTAATAATTTCATTAGGTAATAATGAGTCTGTTTATTATTAACGCCCCTTAATATTGTAAAAATCTTGAGTTGCTCAATGAGAAGTATTACCTTCCATTTTCTTGATGTGGTATCAATATCTTTTGATATGATACACGCTAAGTATATGTTTCGCTTTTATAACCGACAACGAACAAAGTTCAAAACATATAATTATTTTAATAATGACCTTGATGACCTTACATGTTATGATAACACAAGAAACCTATGATTAAAAATTGATCCATTACAGTTAAAATACACTCCTATTTATTCCGAGGGTTTTATTATTTAACTTAGAAAGTTATGTTGCTTTAGGTTTGCATAACTAAAATTTATCGAATCGTTTTTATGGATTTAATTGAAATTACGGTAAAAGATGTAACCTTTGCACTTTCACGGAGCTGCTGAAATGAAAAAAATCAATAGAAAAGAAAGAGATAGAGATGTTCTCCGTGCTTACTTGCATCGCACTGGCAGAGATATCTTGGTTGCAGGGCGCACCCAAATAAACCCTATATCTAAAGCATCCAAAATAAATCGCTGGATTAATGCACAAATAAATGACGGGCTAAAATGTGAAATAAGAAAAAATCGAGATTTGTTTTTAACGCTCCCATCAGTAATGAATTTCTCAAGTAACTACCATCGTACTATGCAAGCAATACAGACGATAAGGTATCTCGTTAGTCGGAATGTATTTAATAACCAATGTTATCGATTGTGTTTTGTTGATTTTTCAAAAATAAAATATATTTCAGCTTCGGCTGCTTTGGTGTTAACTGCAGAATTATCAAAATGGGACGATTCAGTAAGACAAAGAATTCGGCCGAAAGTAAAGACATGGAATAAAAATATACTATCTCAGTTTGACGAGCTAGGTTTTTTTGATTTATTCAGAAACAAAGACAGTTTTGAATTAGAAAAAGAGAAAGAACCAAGCAATATTAAGTTTGTCAAATATATGAAAGGACATTTACATGATGATGATAAAACTCAGCATCTTAAAAGAGAAATAAAAAGGCTGCTTGGGGCTGATTTAGGGAAATGGACATTTCTATACAGTGGTTTATCAGAGGCCATAACAAATGTTTTACATCATGCATACCCAGCCAATAAAGGGTATACCGAAAAAGATAAAAAATGGTATCTTACAGCCTCCTACGATAGTGAAAAGAAAATTATTAAGGTGGTTTTTTACGACCAAGGAATCACCATTCCTGGCTCTCTGCCAGATTCAAAATTACATGAAAAAGTCCTGAGTTATTTATCAATGCTTCCCTTGGCGGAACGAAAACGAGACGAGCAGTTACTAAAAGCCGCTGTCGAGATTAAGCGTTCAAGTACTGGCGAAGAAGACAGAGGGAAAGGCTTACAGGATTTACTTGAATTTATAAAACAAAGGGGTGAGGGATATCTTTCAATAATGAGTGGCAAAGGACTTTATAAATACTCTCAGGAAAATCAAAAAAATGAGATAAAATCAGTAAACTTCACTCTGCCCGTTTGTGGTACACTGATAGTATGGAGTACAAAGTTATGATGACTAGACTGGTTGATAGCCTCATGAAAACATTGAAAATTGGTTCAGAGTTCTCAAAAGTCCCGCGAGGTCGATACCGCAGTGATGGGAATGCAAGTGGTGAACGTTTCAGAGAAGATTTTTTGCGAAAACGTCTCACTTTGCTGTCATCTGGTGAAAAGTTACGAATAGTAATCGATGATGATGTCGAAGGTTATGGCTCATCGTTTTTGGTGGAAGGGTTTGCTGGCATGGTAAAATATGGATACATGCAGGCAGCGGAATTACTTGGTAAAATTGAAATAAATTATACCAACCCAGATTTTGAGTTTTACAAAAAGAAAATAGAACAGTACATAAATGAAGCTAAATTCAATTCAAAATCATATGAACCAAACAACTAATAAAACCACTTATTATTCTGGCGAAAATGCATCCAGATTTTCGCCAGAATTTTTGATGATAAACAAGCAAACACCTCTGCCTATGCAGCCACTCAGTTCGTCAAAAAACATAAATGAGATAATTGAAACTGCAAGCTCTGATATTGTATATGCTATTCAACACCCCCCAAAAACGCCTCTTGTTTCTTCGTCGCTTATAACCGCATTAATAAGCACTGCTTGTGCAGCCACGGCAGCTTTTATATATAATAAAATTCATTGGCACTCTGTCATAAAAAGAGAGAATAAAACAAAATTACTTGAAAGCATATCTGATGTGGTCAGTGAATTACGTGTTGATGCAATCAATTATTGGTTGCGTGGTTATTCTAAAAAAGCAGCAAAATCTCTTTTAGAAGAAGAGATGAGAATTAAAGCTAGCCTAAGCATTATTAACTCAACGATTCCCATTTATGTTTCAAAGTTATCTAGCCGTTCTCAGAAAAATATTGAACCAAAATTAAGAGCGTTTCACGACGAACTCTTTGACATAATAACAGGCGACGATTTTGAGTCTCAAAACAGGAAGCAGGATAAAAGTAAAGTTGCTTTAATTTCAACGAAATGTGTCGCCTTCCGGGTAATGTTAAGCACTATAACATTCTAGATTAATTTCTTCTAGGTAGGATGGTTGTTGTGAAAGCATATGTTTTATTTTTGAGTAATAATGCGATACTATCTTAAATTGAGCTCAATTTTATTTTCGCGATTAGCTTTTTCTATCTTTATTTGCTTTTTAAGAGATTTCCTCTTATTTTAGCAATGATCTGTAATCCCCTTTCTCTTGAAACAGGTTTTGGCTTGGGCTGTTCAATCATTTGCGTTGGCTTCGGAATAATTTCTCCATTGATAATTCGCAGAGTCATATTCGCTAGTTCCAACTTAGCCTGATCCATAAGCTCTCGTTGCGACCAGTTATTGAGACGCATACCGCTATATAAGCTAGTTACGAGCCAGTAGTGTGTTGGTTGCTCCCAAGGGTAATCTGTTGGCGAAGCGTAAAGACCGCGGTGTGCGCAGTACGATCGTACCATCGCTAGCAGTTCGTTCACTGATGGTAACCCGGCCAGCTCAAACTCCCCTTCCCGGCACCATTCGATAAATTGCCCCGGTGACGGCCAAAACGGCGAAAGACTCGCACGGGCGCGCTTCATGCCTGCGGCCAGTTGCTCGCGTCGAACAACGCCATTCTCTGCGAATGCCAGAATCCACTGCTGTTTGGCCGCCGCCTCGTCGGCTTCGGTGCGTAGGTTTGTTGCAGCCGACGCAGGGAATACCTGTTTAAGCTGGTGAAACAGCGCATCAACCAAACGCTCTGCTTCGGTATTCACTACTCCCTTTGCGATTTGCTCTTGGGCAGGTTGGTATTTACTAGCAAGCCGGGAGAGCGTCTGGCTGTCTCGATGCGCGATAGCTTTAATCAGTTGTTTACTCATAGTACGTCCTCCCATGCTTCAGGGCTGTTCCAATGCGGAACGTGACCAGCGTTAAACGGGGTTAAGGCGCGTCCGGTCGCTTTGACGCGGAATAAACCCTGCCAGCCGTTGGCGATGGACTGGTTGATCACTTCCGCCGGATTGTCACCCGAGTCACGGAACTGGCTCAGCAACTTGATGGCCTTGGTCACGGTCAGCATCGACTTGATAGGTTTTTTGCTATCGGCTCGGTATTGAACCCATTCACGCCAGACAGCCGGATCGAGCCAATCGGGAAGATCGACATCAAGCGGGTTGAATCTCCCCTTCCCCCCTTGGGGGGTTAGGGGGGTATTGTTTTTTGTATTTTGTATAGTGTTTTTTGTGTTCCCCTGTTTTGAGGGATTGGACACCCTCATTTTGAGGGATTTTTTATTCCCTGTTTTAGGGGATTTTCCCTCGGTTTGAGGGATATCCCCCGTTTTGGGGGATTTCCCCTCATTTTGAGGGATATTCCATTCGTATACGTTAGGGTTAGGCCCAAACATTCCGCCCTGCTGCTTGACCACGCCCATTCTGACAAGCTCCAGCTTCGCTTCGTTACAACGCTTAACTGGAAGCTTCGCTATCTCGGCGATCTGTGCATCAGTAACCCTGTCCATAGGTTTGTTCCAGCCGTAAGTTTTTCGTAGGATAGCCAGCAGCACTTTAAACTGACGCTTGGTAAGATCTGCACCGGCGTACTCTGCAAGAAGCATGTTAGAAAGTCTGGCATACCCATCATCAAGGTCAGCCACTTTAAGCTCCACGGGCTGCTGTTCAGCCCCGAAATCGACATAAGCAACCTCACCCATTAGCGCCCCCGTAGTGTCTGTTTAAGGCCAACGCCTTTGAGCCAATTTGCCTGGAAAAATGAATTGCGGGTTGACATAATTTCCTTGTAAGTAGTGTTTAGGCATTGCTCTCAGAATCCCCGGAACTGTTGCCGCAGTCCGGGGTTTCGCCTTTTAAATGCTCCAGCATTGAGATCAGCGCTTTCGCCACCTCTGCCGTCTGCTCGCCTTTAATAATCACAGTCTCTTCGCGGTTATCGAAACCTATAACAGCCAGCAATTTGGCGGCTCGCTCCACAAAGCAATTTTTTCCTGTTTGCATGCGGCTGATCTGCGAGTGATGAACACCCATCCCTTTCGCAACTTGGGTAACCCCAAGAGCCGCGATGCAGCTCCTGATACGGGTTTCAATTTGCAGAGTCTTACTCGTTGTGCGTTTCTGTGTGGTTCTCATGGTTAATACTTCCTACTATTACTTCTGATTGTTGATAGACCCGCGCAAAATGAAGCTTAATTTTCTGAATGTGGAAAAAGCATAGGTAGATCGGGGCGTATTTGGTAAGGCTTGATCACGCCCTCAGTAGCTTTAACAACTGCGATGACGCGTTCCGGCGACACCTTCTTCTTGTTGTTTAGCCAACGGCAAACGCTAACTTGTGACACTCCTACCTGTTCAGCTAATTTGGCTTGTGAACCGGCAATCTCTATGGCTTTTGCAATATACTCGTTCATTTTTAACACCCAAGGGTTTTGTTGGCGAGATTAATAATACCCATGGTTATAGACCCGGTCAATCCCATAGTTATTTGACTAGTTAAACCCGCGGTTATAGTTTGGGAATATGAAAACGACACTCTCTCAAAGGCTTGAAATTGCAATGACGGCAGGCGGCTTTAGCCAAGCTTCGCTTGCTGAGGCTGCGGGTGTATCCCAGCCTACAGTTTGGAAAATTGTTTCTGGTAGAACTCAGAGTTCAGCGAAGATTGTTGATCTTGCTAAAGCTTTAGGCGTACGGCCAGAGTGGCTGGCGCATGGAGTTGGGAGCATGAAGTCCGAGCAGGTCGAAACAAGCAATGCCAGTTCTATTATTTATGAAGGAACTATAGCGCTCCCGCTTTATGATGAAAGCGAAAAACAAATAGGACTAACTATTGTCCCAGATGCTATTAATCATGAAAAATCAAGAGCATACAAGTTAAACTATGAAACCGGATTCCCCGAATTACCCCAAGGCTGCACCATTGTTGTAGATTCTGAGGAAACCCCGGTTAATAACGATTTTGTTTACGCAAAGATAAACGGCAAATCTTCGGCATACAGATATCTCACCCGCGGGCCGCAAAACTATCTGGACGTCGGAGACTCGCGACTCGGGCTTGTTCCTATAGACGAACATGTGGAAATACTGGGAGTTATTGTCTTTATGGCCCGATCTTTCCGTAGATAAATTTCCCATCCCAAAGCCCAGCAATGCTTGTTTGCCAGGACGACCTTTTTGTAAACTCCCGGCGCGGTGCGCAACATTGCATCAGGCATGCCCCTCTCCTCTTTCTATGATTTCACAACCCAAATGGCTGTATGTATATACAGCCATTTTAAATTAAATCACTCTCTGCCGATGGTCAAGCTCGGTCGGTTAACGATTTTCACTGAAATTAATTACTTGGCGATACCCTGTTCTATTCCTAAAACACTCCCAGCAAAACTCTTAAGCTATATTGATTATAACCTTAAGACTTGAAATTCTAAACTCAAGGGTATAATATCTACCTCGTCAGTAACATCACGGCACAGTAGTTATTTAGCAAAACGTTCCGCCAGCCGGGCGATAACGGCAAGGGAGAAGATGGTTAATCAACACTACGGCACTATGCCGTTAATCAGGCAATGTCTTGCACCTGGAATGATGGCGCTCCGCGATGGTTGCGCTTACCGAGTCTCAGCGATCCGCGGTAAACACGTTTACCTTCACTCAATGCGCGAGCAAATCCGCATTACTGATCGCGTAGTCGAAGTTTTTCTTGATGGGTTCGGTAATCCGTTAACTCACTGACCCACCCTTTCGGACATTAATCAAACCCTCGTAATTGGCGGCTAACAAGGCGCCGGGGATTTTTACGCCCTTTTACAGGAGGAATCGTGAACGCGTATTTCATGCATGACCGTATCGAAGAGCGCGCATGGCAAGACCACTACATACAAATAGCTCGGGAAGAGGAAGAAGCAGAGCTGGCCGACTTATACGACCGCCAGATCAAGTTTCAACACCTTCACGCTCTACTCAGCAACACCCAAGCGGATAAAGCCGCCCTTACCGCAACTTTCGATGATGTGGATTTTCAGGAAAAGGCAGCGGATTTTCTGCGGTATGCCGCCGAAACGCTCGCGGCCAAACAGACAGCATTAAACATGGATTTGAGGAGAGGATGAAATGGCCCTTTTCCAACGAGCCACTAATACACAGGCTTTCCTCAAAGCCGGAATCATGGGCTTTGCCGGAGACGGCAAAACTTACACTGCCAGCGAACTGGCGATCGGCCTCGTCCTGTTGATGCGCCAGCGTGGGCTTGCAATGGGTGATAAGCCGGTAATGTTCCTTGATACCGAAACCGGTTCGGATTGGGTTAAACCCCGCTTCGATGCAGAGAACATTGAGCTTTATACAGCTAAAACGCGCGCGTTTGTGGATCTGCTTGCCGCAGTTAATGAAGCGGAACAAAGCGGTTCAGTACTCATCATCGACTCAATCAGCCATTTCTGGACGTGCTTGTGTGATGAGTACGCAACGCGCCGCAAACGTAAGCGTGGCCTTGAATTCTCAGACTGGGCGTGGCTGAAACAAGAATGGCGGCGTTTTACTGACCGTTTCGTTAATAGCCAGGCTCACATCATCATGTGTGGCCGTGCGGGCTATGAATATGACTTTTTCGAGAGCGACGACGGAAAGCGCCAGTTAGAAAAAACCGGCATCAAAATGAAGGCCGAAACCGAGACAGGTTATGAGCCCTCGATTCTGATCCAGATGGAAAAGCAGATGGATCTTGAGTCCGGGCAGGTATGGCGCACCGCGCGCATTCTTAAGGACCGCTCTACTCGCATCGACGGCCAGACATTCGCGAACCCGACCTTTAAACACTTTCTGCCGCACATTGAGTTCCTTAACCTGGGCGGAACACATTTAGGCGTGGATACCTCTCGCGATAATGGCGAGCTGTTTGCAGATGATGGTTTGCCGACATGGCAAAAAGAGAAACGCGCGAAAGAGATTGCCCTCGATGAGATTGTCGAGCTGCTGAATAAACATCATGGCGGCACCAGTAATGACGCTAAACGCGCTAAAGCCGACCTTCTGGAACAGGTATTCTGCTCTCGTTCCTGGGAGCGAATTAAAGGCATGGACTGGCTGACCATCAAAGCGGCCCGCTCCGCTCTATGGCTTCAACTGGAAGGGGCTCCTTACGAATTCCCCGCTCCTTCTAGCGCGGAGAAAAGCGAACCAGATGCGGCTTACGATGAAGTAATCCCGCAGTAATAATCGGGCCCACATCCCGCTTTTTAGTAGTGAATTAACTTTTGTATTTTAATAGCGGCTTTCGGGCCGAGGAGGATTTCATGAGTGAAGTAGTGATGATTGTATCCCCTGGGAAATGGGTTGCGGAAGAACAGCTTATTGCGCTTAAAGGATTCAAAAGGGGAACGTTGAAAAGAGCAAGAGAGCAAAGCTTCCTGGAAGGCAAAGAGTACATACATGTCGCGCCTGATGGTCAGCCTTGGGATAACAGCCCCTGCTTTTATAACCTGGAAGAGATAGATCGCTGGATTGAACGACAGGCAATGGCAAAGCCGCGCCGTTACATAGCTTAAGTGAATTTAGTAAAAAGGAGACGTAATGATTGAGTACCCAACCGGCGTGGAAAATCACGGTGGGAAGCTTCGCATCTGGTTTATCTACAAAGGAGTAAGAGTCAGGGAAAACTTGGGAGTCCCTGACTCCCTTAAGAATCGTAAAAAAGCGGGCGAGCTTCGTAATGCGATTTGCTATGCCATCAAAACGGGCACGTTTGATTATGCCGCACAGTTCCCAGACTCACGTCACTTGGCACGCTTTGGTTTAGCTAAACCAAACATCGATTTCGCTACTCTCAGTGAGAAATGGCTCTCGTTAAAAGAAATCGATGTTTGCAAGAATACCTACGTGCGTTACAAAGCATCTATTAAGAACGTTATGCCATATGTTGGCGCAGATACGCTTATCGCCTCAATAAACCAAGAATTTTTGCTCTCGTTGCGTAGAGAATTACTTCTGGGTTTCCAGCGCCCTAAACATTGGCATACAAAACCGATTAAAGGCCGTACCGCCTCGACTGTAAATTACTATATGCGTGTTATAAACGGGGTATTAGAGTTCGCCAGCCATAATGGTTATATATCTACAAATCCCATGCGAAATATAACCTCATTAAAAAGATCGAAATCAGAACCAGACCCATTAACGAAAGATGAGTTTGAGCGGCTTATCGCAGCTTGTGACAATCGGCAGCTTAAAAATCTCTGGAGTCTGGCTGTATTCACCGGCATGAGACATGGTGAAATATGTGCCTTAGCTTGGGAAGATGTAGACCTCAAGGCTGGTACTATCTCTGTCACAAGGAATTACACTGCCGCCCGTAACTTTACTCCTCCTAAAACTGACGCCGGAACAGACAGGAAAATAGTGCTGATTGATGCAGCTATTGCTGTCTTACGAGATCAAGCGGAACTTACAAGACTTGGTAAGCAGCATGATATCAGTGTCGCTCTACGCGAATACGGTAAAAAGCGACTGGATAAGTGCACGTTCGTCTTCAGCCCTGCCGTGTACACTAAAAACCCTCATTGTGGGATTAACTACGCCACAGGCTCACTGAACCAAAGCTGGGCCTCGGCTATGCGGCGTGCGGGAATTCGTCACAGAAAAGCTTATCAGTCCAGACATACTTATGCTTGCTGGGCTCTTTCTGCAGGAGCTAACCCTAACTTTATCGCCGGGCAAATGGGTCACGCTAACGCGAGGATGGTGTATCAAGTTTACGGTAAATGGATGTCTGAAAACGATGCGGATCAGTTGTCTATCCTGAACAAAAGCATAACTGTAAATGCCCCGACCATGCCCCATAGTAAAACCGCTTATTAA